GCCATGTTTAATTCCTTATTAAATTATTGCAATAATCCTTAATTTTAAATTCATTACGCAGCTATGTCAACCACAGTCCAAGTTCCTGTTTGATTAATATCAACTACTTCCCATGCTGTAATAAATAGAGTGCCAGTAGAGCCAGTTAATGCAACTCCAGTAACATCTACATTTGTTAAAAACTGACCTGATAGTGTGCCTGTTGAAGTTGTCAAGGTTTGACCAGTAACTGCAACATCTATTATAGTAAATGCAGTTTCATCACCTAAACTAATTGTAGATTCAATACCTGAAAAACTAGTGTTTGCATCTCCAGTAACCGTAATAGAACCTACAGCTGGAATAGATAATGTTATTATTTGACCAGTTGTGTCTACTTCAATAGATGGAACAACAACTTCTTCTCCACCTTGTTCAATATCCATACCTCCGATATTGCCCCAAGATCCATAACCCCATTCTGTAAAACCCCAAGGTAAATCACCTGGTGCTGTAACTTCAACAATTGTGTTTGCATCAACATTTTCCTCAGTAAACCCAACACTAGTGTTTAATAAATTAGTTGATAAATTTAAAGTTGCATCACCAAATATAAATGCATCTTTTTGACCCCATCTATTGTCGCCCCATGCTTGAAAGCCCCAAGTTGAACCTTCTAATACTCCAGCCAAAGAAGCTACACTTACAGTAATTAAATTTGTGCTTGCATCGACTGATGCATTTAATTCACCGTCTGCTTGTTCTTCACCTTGATCTATTTGTGCTCCAGTAATTTGACCGTATCCACCATAGCCCCATGTGTTGTATCCCCACGTTGTAGGTGTGCCAGGTGCTGTAAGAGCAACACTTCCATCTTCAAAATCTTGACCCCAAACTAATGAGCTCCATGTAAGTCGTCCCCATCCTTCTGAATGAAACGCTTCTGCTGAACCAATAGAAATGTCTACAGATTGATCACCACTCCATGATTCTGAACCCCAAGATCCAGCACCATAAGCGGTTAGGTCGGCTGACGAAACTTGAACTATAATGTCCGCCACCCGACCCTCCTAAATTATGCGATTCTTAATATAGCTGCCGCTGATGTAAATGCTGGAAATTGAATTGTAAATGTTCCTGAGGTTGCAGTTTTATCAGCACCAAAGTCTAATACAGCAACTGCTTTATCACTTTCGGTATCATTATAAAGAAGTGCTCCTCGTGCAGTTAATGTTACACCTGTAAAAGATAAATTTGCAAAATTAACAATAGCTGTGTTACCATCTAGTGATGTTTGTTGTGAAGCTAATGTTCCACCTCCAAGAGAATATGAACCTCCTGTGCCTGTGACTTCATTTGTTGAACTATAAACTGTTGTCGCTGCCGATAAATTTGCTGCTGATGAGTAAAGTGCTAATTTAAATGCATCTCCACCAGATTCAAAATCATGTATGCCCTCTAAAACTTCTTTTTTGAAAGAGTTGCATACTGCTTGTGTTATACCCATAATATTTTTCTCCTAATAATTTTGTTACGGTGATGGAGAATTTAGTTTTAACCTCATCACTCCATCTTGATACTCGTCTCTGCGTCTTCTTCCAGTTTGTTCTAACGCAAAGCCTTGTAAAGCATTATTATACTTGTCTTGATATAGTTTGTACATATCCATAGGCCCTTTAAGAAAACCATAAGCTTCTACTAAACAAGCATACAACAATAATTCTGGTGCATTAATTGAAATATATGTTTCTGTATTTGTAGAGCTTAAACCATCTGGTGTGTAAACATAATCTAACGCTACTACAAAAGCTGAACTTGGTGTAGGAGCTACACAAATTGAATTTTCTCTAAACATTGCATAATATTTAGGAAACCCAGTGGCTCCAGTTGAGTTAAATTCAGTAATAAAGGTATCATCTCTTGGCTCTAAAGATACTTTAACACCTGAACTATTAGTTACAACAACAGACCGTACAATCAATGCTACTCTAGATGATGATGTGCCAGAAGACACACTTGCATTAGGTAATGCTAAATATTTATTATTAGCTGTAAAAGTAGATGTAGCATATTCTCTTGAATAATCTGCATCAGCATCTCTAAATATTCTAAACTCAGCATCTCTTATAAAACCATCTACAATAGTTGATGTAAAAACATCGGAACTAACCTCTGTATAATCTCTTATTTTTGTAACTAATTCTGAATAAGTCATGATGTAGATATTGTAACATCTCCAACGGATGTTGTAGCTTGTCTTCTAAAATTAATAATATCACCATCAATTTCTGGCTGCATACTATTTGTTTTAGATAAAAATTGACCAGGCCAAAAATATAAATTTAAATCAACAATTAATCCACCTCCTGGTCTAACATCGGCTCTAGGATTTTGAATGGCTTGTGGATCAGCAGCATGATATGGAGGATCTAATTGAGGGTGTTTTGCTTCGTATTCACTAGTATGCACTAAACTTCCATTCCATTCTCTTACCATTTCTAAGTATGGAAATTGACAACCTGATCTATCCGATATTGCTTTTGATTTTTTACCTCTTGCGTATGCCATTAAGCTCTATCTCCAAAATAAGTTTTAGGTGAAATATATAAAGATGTTCTTTGACCATCCTCTTGTAATGCTCTTGAAAGCTCATCTTCGTAATACAATCTTAAAGCTTCAATACGCTCGGGTGCAAATTTTTGTGACAAATAAAAAGCAAGACCAGAAACCATACAAGGAAAAAATCTATATGGTAAATCGGTTTGATTAGTATAAGCTCCAGCATCTTGTATTCTTTGCATATAATAATATTTTAAAAATGTGTAAGTATTTGCATCTGGTGCTAAATATAAACTTATTGTAGGTGTAATTTGTCTATCTACAAAGTATTGAGAAGGTTGACCCGTTTGACCTTTATTAGGTAATGCAGCATACGCTGACCTATCAATCTTAGTAAGTGACACATCTTGTGTGCTTGTTGTTATTGCATTTGTAGTTGATACATACGCCTCTAATACATCACTACAATCGCTTGGAGTATCATAAGTAATAGTGCCTGCAGTTAATGCTTGATTTTTTAATTCTACTTTCCATAGGTGCACGCCTCTGTTGCCCCATTCAGAAAATAAAAGATTTAAACTTCTTCTTGAGGATCTTAAATCGTAACCTTTTGTATTACGAATGCCACATCGTTCATAAGCCTCTTCGATGACTTCATCGATGTCTAAATTAAATGTTGTTGTTCCAGATGTAGCCATAAGTCATAACCTTACTTTTTCTTTTTAACTGGTTTTTTAGGTCCGTTAATTTTTCCTGTAAGTTTATATGGCTTATGTGCGCCACCCATTGGTTGTTTGTATGCTACGTTCATTATGATATACTAGATTTTTGTAGTTTAACTTGTATCGGCTTTTGTCCTTTAGGTATAAATCTTTGGACCATACCTCCAGCACTCATGCCAGTAGTTTCTTTTCTTAAAGCTGCAAAATCTTCTCCTGTAATTTCATCTTTAGGTTCAGCTGCAGCAGCTATTTTCATTTGTTTAGGTGATAATGTTTTTTTCATATGTCTATCATACCACCATAGTATCTCTTAGTAAATGTGCTTACATTAGAAGGTTTAGGGCCTACATTACTAGCTTGTTGTTTTCTTTTAACAGCAGAAGTTCTTTCTCCCCTGGTCATAGCTCTTGCTTTAGCTATTGGCACACATTTTGGATAATTTTTTCTTTTTTCACCTCCACTTCTTCCACATTTAGGATAGGAACCATCTGGCTTTCTATTTGCTATATCTACCCAATTTTCTGCTACCCATTTTCTAAGACCGTTTTGTGCCATTATAGTACCATTGATTTTTCTGCTTTAATTTGTGCAATAAATTTTTGTCTCTTCTCTCTTAAATTCATAGGTAATTTAAAGTATTTTTTTTTGTAATAAAGACCTGGACCCTCAACTTTTCCAAATGTTTTGCAAAGAAGTATACATAATTTAGCTTGTTTTTTTTTAATATTTAAATAAGGATATAATAATTTTAAAGCATCCGAAACTCTGCGTGCCCCAGATAGAACCCATTCTGTAGTAGGTCTGTTAACAAAATTTTTACGTGTATAAAGACGACCCCCAAATTTTTCGTGAATTTTTTTTAACAAATTAAAACCATTCATATGTATACCTATGATAGGATTATAATAGAAACCACCATAATTTTTAGATTTTTTGAATTTTCTGACTGATATGTATCCTTCTCCATCAAAAAGACCTGCAAGGTATTGCATGGATAAACCCATTAAAATTTTTTTGTTACTTTTCGTCTATCTTGCATAACCATGCCACAACCTTTTGCAATCCCACCTTGATTATAATTTGATATTGCTTTTCTTTCTTGTGAAATACTACCGCCCTTAGATTTTTTCCTACCCCCTGGAACTATTTTACCAGAGCATACAGCTGAGGCGTACATATTTGCATAAGCGCTTGGATACACCTTAAATTTTCTTTTTGCAGCAGCTTTTCCTTTTGGACAAAGTTTACCCATTTTTTTTCTTTTTGTTTTTCTTTTTCATTAGCATAGCTTTTGAAGCTTTAGCACCTTTTACTTTACCTTCTATTTGCTGTTTCATTTGTGATCTCCCTATTGGCATTGTTTACTCCATTGATGTATAAATAATTTTACCATTTACCTTATCAGCCTTCAAGTACTCCTTCCTGTTTTGTCTAAATAATGTATAACTACAATGAATCCAACCTGAGTTAGGAT